CAAACCGAACGGGAAAGTTTTAGATTTAACGCCGCTAATGCTAGACGTGAGCTCGAAAATTTGAAACAAAAAAGAAACGTAAACCTGAAAAATATGAATGTAATGCGAGAACAATTGGGTAATCTGAAGGTTAATAGAAATGAGTTAGCAGCCGAAGCTCAACGAAGGCAGAATGCATTAAAGGATGCGGCAAAAAAAGAAGCTGAAATCACCCAAAAACTTGGTGAAAGCACCGCATCTATAAACAAACTCACCACACAACGTGACGAGTTAGTGGAAAAGGGTAAATTAAACGCAGCCGAAAAGGCAGAGTTAGAGCGGATAAGAAAAGAATTGACAAATAAACAAGCTGAAAAAAATAATGAAATAAAACGACTCCAAGCTTTATCTAACCAGAGGGAAGAGGCATTAGAAGAAATATCTAAAAATTTAAACGTAGCTACCAGAAAATTAGATAATAGTATGCAGCGCATTAATAACCAAGAAAAGAGCATAGCGGCTAAAAATAAGAACTTAAAAGAAACACAAAACCAAGTGGGTAAACTTTATGAAGAAAAGAAAGGATTTGAAGAATTAATTGCGAGTCTCAAAAAACAAGCGACTGAAACAAACGAACAAATTAAACAACAAACCGAAAACCTCGCGACCAGCGCTAGTGAAATAAACCGCCTTCAAAAGCAACTTACTACTGCTACCGAAGCGCGGGCTCGCAATATCGAAAATATGCAAATGCGACACGCAGAAAATGTAAGAGCCGCCACTGCCCAAATAGAAGAATTAACGAAAAAAGTACAAGAACGCAATGCGATTATACAAAGATCTAAAGTGGTCGGCAAGTGGCAAGGTACCGCTGTTCGTGGACTCGGTACACAATTGAGAAACACCCGAACCAACCTTAATAAAGCCAAAAAAGAAATCGGCGTCGCGCGGGATGTTGTGACTGGACTCCAACGCCAGAGACAGAATCTTCAGGGACAAAGAAACACACTTTCCGGCAAACTCGCACAGGTCAGAGGTCAGAGACAGAATCTCCGGCGTAGAAACGCCGTATCACAAAATGTCATAACTGGTCTCACACAACAAAGACAGAATCTTCAGGGACAAAGAAACACACTTTCCGGCAAACTCGCACAGGTCAGAGGTCAGAGACAGAATCTTCGGGCTCAACGAAAAAATTTACAAAGTGCAATGACAGGAAATCAAACGGCTTTACTCGACGCACGATCTCAAATTGGGAAGCTTCAAAGTGAAAGAAATGCTACGAGAGGTCAATTGAACCTCACACGGGGTCAATTAAGGCAAACTCAACAAAATGTGGGTGGTCTCAAAAATATCAAATATAGACAAAATGTATACGCCTTAGTTAATATCAAGAACATCAATGGCAAACATGTGATAAAAGGTGGATTCATTCCGGGATCTGAACGAAGAAAGCTCAAAGATAAAATCATGAATCCAAAAACTACTATTAATCAATTAAGACAAATAGAAATAGGCATAAGAAATAGAAAATACGGTGCGAACATAGTCGCGAAAGAAAAACGTAATGTGAACGAAGGAGGTAATGGGCGATTTAATTTTATAGCGCGCGATCGGGCAACACCGCCTCCAAACACTCTTGGTGCTCAAACACAATTATAATCTAACCCATACTATATGTCAACCTACGCCCAAGAACCCTGTGAATTCATTTACCGTGTCTCCTCCTTAGAAAAGGTCGTCGATGGAGACACGATAGATGTCACCATCGATCTCGGTTTCGATGTCTGTACCAAGCAACGCGTGCGTTTGCTCGGCATCGATACCCCTGAATCGCGTACGTCCGATAAAGAAGAAAAGGTTTTCGGGCTCCTCTCCAAGAAAAAACTCAAGGAGTGGTGTCTCAAGGCCGTAGAATCTGAGAAGGATGATATCGAGATCGAACTCAGATGCCCGGAAAAGGATTCGCGCGGTAAATTTGGTCGCATTTTAGCGGAAGTGTGGGTCGGCGAAGATGGTAATTGGACGAACGTCAATAAGTGGATGTGTGATGAAGGCTATGCCGTGCCTTACGTGGGTCAAAACAAGGCGGATGTAGAGGCGCTTCACATGGCGAACCGCGAAAAGTTGCGCGCTAGGGGTGATATTTAGATTCGCGGACCCACAGGTTACAAATCCACTTTTCACCACTCTCCACGGGCTCGCCACCGTGTAACGCCTTTTTATTCACGCGACCCCACGTGTCTAAAGTATCAAAGAAAAGCGCGTCACCCTTGTGTAGCCTATAAGATTTATTTAATACCGGAAACGATGTTTTTCCACCTTCATACTCATCATTCAAGGCGAGTATGAATGTGTACTTTCTTTTATTCGCATGTTCCATGTTTGCATCTTGGTGAGGGTTATAAAAACCACCCGGTTTGTACCGAAGGACTTGGAGACTCTCACAATTATCACAGTCTTCCATGCCCACGTGTTTTAAGCACCTGTGTGCTATGTCGTGTATTCTCTCATCATCGAATCCCAACCACGCCGTTTCACTCTTTCGTACCTGGTAATCTATGTTTCGGTCATCAGATACTGTAGACACTTTGAGTTCCGGTTCAGACTTCGATTTTATGTATTCGCAGTCGTCGTCAGTCAACACACCTTCTATGATTCTTGGGTGGTTATACTTAGGGAGTAGTAGTATCACTAACAATATTATTAATATGATGAGCATCATCTAATATCTACCGAGAAATATATAACGAGGCACTTGACACGTGTATCTGCTTCGTATTCCGTTTATCACGGAGTTCGTGTACTTAGCGAGTTCGTACGCCGTATCTAACACGTATTTTTCCTTGCTCGGATCTATCATCCATTGTCTCAATAAATCACCACCCGTATCGGCAAACATCTGATAGATGTCACGTATATTCCCGATCTTATCGTTGTACTTGTCTCGTCTCTGAAGTTCCTTTTTGAGTTCATCATCGGTGATTTGATTCATGAGGTACCCTATTCTAATGTTAAGATTGTCCCTGTACATGAATCCGTATTTATACGCCAACTGATACTCCACAGTTCCCACCGCTGTATTGAGTGCCAATATCTCGGATGACGCCGCATTATCCAAAAGTTCTCTGAATGTTGGTCGCCCACCACACGGAATGTCTCCGTGTTCCCGTGTTCTTGATTTGAACTCGAAATAGTGTGGATTGTGTACGCGCCCCTTCTCTATGGCTCCAGTTCTCCAATCAAATGCCGTTTGGCACGTGGTACACCACATCTGCGCACACCCATCTATCTTGTGAATCATCGTGCTACACTTTGGACACGGTTTTGTGTCTCTCTTCAGAAGTTTCATGGTCTTCACGGTATCTGGATCACACACGTGTCCTTCCGCACACTCTTCGTTACACATGTCACAAAAGGATGTTTCACAGATACCACACTTCCACATTTCGTCTAAGAATCCACGACACTCTTCTTTGGGACACCCACGCGTGAATTTGACCACTTTATCCGTAGAATCTATGGGTGTCGTGTTTAATTCGTGTAACTCCTGTTGGATTTGCTCGTACGCCCACGTCGCGAATTCGACCATTTTTAGATAACTCTCGATGTACATTCCACCCGTTTGAACGGCTATCTGATACTTACGTCTCGTGCGTAGGTACAAGTTTGATATATCCTTTTGCATGGCGTGTAATCGCCGTCGCCGAAGAATTCTTTGTACTTGCGGTTGCGTCTCGGGCATGCGACTCAGTTCGCGCTCGTACAAAATTTGTTCACGGTGTTTCTTGTACTCATGGTTTCTAAACCTTTTGGTACAAAATGAGTCTACGAATTCGCGATTGTGTGCCTTTTTACAACTCATACAATGTGGATCTTCCGTCGTAGAAAGTAAATATGTCTGTGTACATGTTCTACACGATTCGAAATCACAGAAAGGACAACATACTTTTTTGTGATTTGTTTTGTTATAACGTTCACAACAAACACCACACGTCATCATGTACTTTTTGGTGTTCTCTTCTTTAAACTACTGGGCTTTGACGCGGGTTTTCCTTGAAGAATGCGCTTGACTTCCGAGAAAAGCTTGATGTACACGGGCTTACCTGAATTTTTTTCGCGCGCGATGAATTGGTCGTAAATCTTGAGTTCCTTGTTGAGCGTACTCTTACCGGTATTAATCGCCTGTTTCGACTGTTTCACGAGACCATCTATTCCCTTCTTGAAACGAGGGCTCGAGGCGGAAGTTATGTTTCTGACGTCGACGAATGGGACGGGAGACATCTTACATTTTATTAAGAAATAATTTCTACAGAGATAGGTCGAATACAAATCCTCCTGTTGTGCACGTTCGCCATGCTCACAACACTCTTTTCCTTTTCCATCTCTTTGACTATGAGTTCTAATTCACACTTGTGAATGTCGCAACGATTAAACAGGCCCATGTATATCTTATCACCGTAGACGTGCCAGCTCGTCTCGTCTTCCACGACGTTCCACATACAAGTACATTTTTTCGTAAAGTCTAAGGTTGGGTAGAATTCTTCGTCACCGTGTTCTACTCCACACTCATACAGGTCGTAGGTCAACTTCACAATCTTCGCTTCGGATACATCGAGGGGTTTCTTCTTTCCCCCGATGGCTTCGGCGAACTCCTTGTACTCCCCGTCTTGGAGGGAGTACTTTTCTTGGAGCTTGTCGAGGAGGCCGAGTAGATGGTGTCTGTCCATGTTGTCTTGGTTTTTGATCTTTTGTGAATGACTTAGGAGTCATTCCCCCATCAGATAACTAAAAGAACGTTTCATTTTGCTGAATGGCCACCACCACATGTTGCTTAAAACTAACACACATTTAAAAAGTATGGTGGAAGAACTTGCCACAGAGATATATTCTCAACTGGGACCCGGATACAGTGAGAGAGTATATCACAATGCGATGGAAGTGCTTCTTCGTTCGAAGAACATTCCCTACGAATCGGAAAGAATAGTCCCGATTCCGTTCAATGGACACGTGATTGGAAATTTGAGGGCGGACATCATCATTAATAACGAGACCGTCCTCGAATTCAAAACGATTAAAACCTTAAATGACGCGGCTGAGATTCAGGGTCGTAACTACCTTCGCTTGACTGGGTTGAAGACTGCGTATCTGATAAACTTTCCTCCGTTTCCAGATCGTCAGTGTGAAGTTCGGCGTATCTCATTGCTAGAATAAAGGGAAACAGGCGCGCGAGGTCTTTGTAACTCTTGAGTGTTTCGTTGTAATATTTCTTAGGTTCTTTCATTTCTTTGGTCAGGATTTCATTGGCTTTGTTTAGGTGAAACGTCGCTTCGTCTACACAAAACTGTTCGTACACGTTCATTATGTTTTTAGAGTACCCTTTTCTTTAAACGGTGGGTATGTACTCCCATCTTAGATCATGACATATCTTCTTCCATATCACATCTTGTTGGTACAGCTTCTCTTTACTTTTAAGGAGTGGAAAGTATTGAAGGTATGAGTCCTCACTCAAAAGTTCGCAAAACTTGTACAGCACGTAACTGTAGGAAAGGAAATTGCGTCTGTACGACGGGCAATTATCATCGAATGGCTTTTGTATGTCCTTAAACATGATACGAAGACGTTCTTCGAGCTCTTGTGGCATCTTAGGAGGCTTGATACCACTCAATATGTTTGTTATGTAAGGGACGTGCTCGTAATACTTATTAAGTTTGAGCTTTTTAAGGAGACTTC